CCATTTCTGGTGACCATTGTGCTCTTAATTTTCTTTCAGTTACAGAAACTGTTACTGACATAAGGTCGAATGATACCTCACCGATTCTATCTTCGAATTCTAAGTTCTTGTAAATTCTATAAACAGGGATGAACGCGTTATTCACAGCTGTAGAAGAAGAGAACGTTGAACCAGTGTATCCGTCGATTGAACCACCACATGAAATACATGCAGGAACTTGTAAATCTACTTCAAGATAGATTTGACCTTCAACATCACAAATGTTGTCGTATTGACCACCACCTGTTCTTGAACCTGGGAAATCTAATGTTGCGTTGTTATTACCGTATTGAACGATACCTTTACCATATCTTTGAGTTACTACTCTGAATAAGTAAGGACCGCCACCTGAAGTTGTTGCGTTAGTACCAACACCATAGATAGTTAAATCAGATAAGAATGATTCGTTATCGATTGGGTTACCATCAGGACCGATTAATTTACCAGCTCCGTCAGATGCGAAACCTGACATGATAACTAATACTTTTCTGTAATCAGTTAAAGCGTAAGCTGCTGGGTCAAGATTTAATGTAACGTTATTCCAAGCCGCAGTTACAGCACTACCTGTTACAGCAGAGAACTGACCTTTAGAATAGTCATATAAACCTGGTGGGTCTAATGCTGGTTCTTCACCCTCATAGAACTTGTCATACAATGTTCTACCAGTGTTGTAGTTATATCCAGCGTTTGGAGATGCAGGTCCATTAGGTGCTCCATAAGGTGCGTAATGGATACCAGTATCTGAAGTTTGGTTACCACCAACCTCATAGTTCTGGATGTTAGGTACGAAGTAGAACAATTTACCAATTGGTAAGTTCATAGCTTGTACTGATACGATATCGTTTGCTAATAATTTAGAGAAAACTCTTCTAACGATAGGGAAAACCACAGTTTCGAAAGCACCTGTATCTGAAGTTGTTGAAGCTTCGTTGATAAGGTATGACGCTTGGTTTTCATAAAGTTGAGCTACGTTCTCTCTCATGTGACCTTTAAGACCCTCTAAGAATCCTAATTTGTCCCATTTGCTGATTGTGTCTTCTTTGATAACTTTAAGGTGCTTAAGACCGATGTTACCAACAAGACCTGATTCTAATAATGCTCCCATTTTAAAATATTTGTTTTGTTTTATTTTGTTTATTTAATTTTACTCATTAAATCCTTCATTCTTAAGAATTGTGGATTCTCATAAGTTTTTGACTCAATCAATGTAGTTGATGAACCTGTTGAAACTGTATTGTTTAATTTATTTCCAACTGATTCGTTAATTGATTTAGTATCAACCTGACCCAATTCGTCTTTGATAGACTTATAAAGATTTTTTGATTCTTTAAGAGATTCTACTCCGTCAAATCTTCTCAGGATATTTATTTTTTCTTTCTTAGTTGTTGAATGTTCAGTGAAAAGTCTAGTTGCATATGCTAAATTAGAGTTGAAGATTGCAACTTCATTTAATTTTTCTCTAAATACATTTAATGCCTTTCTATACTCTTCGTTCTTTTCTCTCAACATACTAACTTCTGATTCAAGAGATTCAGTTTTAACACCACCTTTTCCATAAACATAATTTCTGTTGTTAGTGATGCCTTTTCTAAGACCTCTACCTTCTTTAGAACCCATTCCGAAAGTTCTAGCAGCTTCTTTAGTTTCAGTCTTTTCATAATCTTTTCCACTATGAGTTTTTGACTTATCACCTTTGTTACCACCGAACTTTTGTTCGTAGTCTCTTTTAGAACGAGAATCGTCTCCTTTGTTACCTCCGAATTTACCTTCTTTAGTTTCTGCTTTAACGACTTTAGACTTTCCTTCCATGTTCGCGCCTTTCTTATATTCGAACTTAGCTTTACCAGTGCCAACAGATTTAGGTCCTTCTTTCTTATCTTCTTTGAATCCACCTTTAGCAGATTTGTTATAAGAGAATTTAGGTCCACTACCTTTAACACCTGGAGCTTTCTTGTGACTGTAAGCTTCATCTAAGCTTTCTTCCCAATTTTGCTCGTCCATTTCTTCTTCTTGCTCGTCCATTTCTTCTTCTTGCTCGTCCATTTCTTCTTCTTGTTCGTCCATTTCCATGTCAACATCAGAATCCATGTCGTCATCGTCTTGTTCGTCAAATTCGATTTCATACATAATCTCTTCATCATCTTCAACGTCAACATCCATGTCTTCGTCTTCGTCTGAATCCGATGAGAATAACTTTTCAATAACTGCATCTACATCTTCGTCTTCTTCCATGTAGTCTTTACGAGATTTAGAAATGTCACCTTTGTTACCACCCCAATGAGATGATTCGTCCATTTCTTCTTCTTGCTCATCCATTTCCTCTTCTTGTTCGTCCATTTCTTCTTCCATTGATTCTCCAAGTTTTACCAAGTATTCGTTGTCAGAATTGTTATCAGTAAGATGAATGTCTTCGCCATCCTTTTTTACTATGATACCATCTTCTTCACCCATTGCTTTGAAAACTTTAAGAATTTCTTCGTCAGAAGCATTTGTTAAATCAATAGGAGATTCTGAATCCATGTCAGTTAAATCTAAGTCCATATCCATTTCGACTTCGTCTTCGTTATCAGTATCCATGTCCATATCCGCTTCTTCAGCGTCATCGTCCATGTCTACATCTAATTCAACCTCGTCTTCATCTTGTTCAGATAGAGATTCTTTTACTAATTGATTGATTTCTTCCTTCATAGTTGAAGCAAGTATTCCTTTTGCATTCTCGGCAATTACATCTTCGACTTGTTTCATTCGAATGAGTGCCTCTTGTACTACGTCTTTATTTTCTTGCATAGAAAAATTATTTAATTTAACATATAAATAGTGTCAAATAAGAAAAAAGTATTATTTCCTTATATTGAAACGTAATTTCTTTGAGATAGGATGATGTTTCTAACTTCAGTATTTGTTTGCGAAGTAATCCAAGTATTCAATGATTGGAAATCGTTATCAAACACATAGTAGTTTGATAAAACCGAAGTCGTCGTATTTTTAAGTGATACTTGATAACAGTTAGTCGAAGCTAATACGTTTAAAACAAACGTAGTGTTTATTAATTCGGATATTCCTTGGATTTCTTTTCCAGTTCCTTCAGCGTAAGCCGCTGCGTCAGACCATGTGGGTGCAACTAGTGCAGTCGAGGTTTGGTCTTTAAAATTTATAATAAAATTCATTTGTAATTTTTATTATAAATAGTTCCATAAAATAAAAAAAGTGGTCGTTTTGACCACTTTAAGTTTTAATCAATTACTTCATCGATTTTACTCTCAGAAACTGAAGTTATTCTCCAATCGTGAGAGAACCCTTCATATTTTTTTGTAACCTTCGCCTCAACATCAGTTACAGAAAAACCTTTTACTAATTTTTCTTCTCTGATTTTTTTTATTTTACCAGAATTTTCATCAGGAAGGTCATACGTGATTTTTGCAACAAAATACTTTTCGTCCATAATTTAATTTTATTTTCCTAAAAAATCGGTAAGTTTTTTCATCAAATCAATAGACTTATCTAAATTCTTTTCAGGTTGTGGAATTTTCTTTTCTTCCTCAAGGTTTTCTTCATACTTTTCTCTTTCATTAACATCAGAAAAAAGATAAGCACCTGGTGTAGATGGCGAAGAAACTAAGTCAAAACAAATTAATTCAAAATCATCTTGAACTTCATTTCTTTCTCCGACTTTTTTTAAAGAACCAACACCTCTTGATGAAACACCCATTGTAACACCTTGTCTCATTAGATTCGCCGCTTGGTCTCCTTTAGTGGAAACAATTCCGCTTTCGTGAAATCCTGGTGATGTTAACAATTTAAGTTTTCCCATAAGTATGTTTTTATCCCACCATATATCCGTAATAATGTGAGAAACCCTATCTAAGTCAATTAGAGACGATTCTGGGTGATTTAACTCTGAAGTTGATAATCCCTTAGCAATCATCTTTTTATATCTCTCAGCCTCTCTTTTAAGGATTCTTTCAGGATAAAATCTACCATTTCTATTTGGTGTATCGTATTTTTGTAAGACCGCATAAAACTCAAAAGGATTTTTGTAGTCTAATTTAACAGCTTCTCTAAGAATGGCGGCATTCATTTCATCACGAGGTGACACATAACCAGCATCCATTTCAATCAATATCCCGTGACCTGATTCATTAGCCTCAAGAATTCTTAATTTCTTCATAACTCTTTTAGAAATAAATATACTGATTGAGTAAGTTTAATTATTAATTTACTTTTTGGTTTTGTAAAAATCAAAATAGTTGTTGTTTGATAGATTATTTGTAAAAATGTTTTTTACAATTCTTTTGACTGAATCTCTTAATTCTTGGGATTTGAAATCCAACTCTTCGTTTGTGTAAAGGTTTACTTCTAAATTGAAAAATGATTTTTTTCCTATTGAAATCCCACTTGTTCTTAAATCTAAATCAACAATGCTTCGGTCCATGAAAACTGTTTGTGAAATTGAATTGAAAACAGAATGTTTTATTTCTCGATTTAGATTACAAACAACTCTATTCCAATTGTCATGGTCTTTTTTTGGGCAAACCCAAGATTGAATGTTACTGTAAATTGACTTTAAAT